AGTACGGCAGCATGCGTTCGATGTTGCGCAGCTCGGCTGCTTGGTTCGGCTTGCCAGTCGAGCCTGCTTCGATCTCCAAGAACACTTCCTCCTGGATCTCTTCGTAAGACAGCTCAGGCCAGATTGCGCCCGGACCGACGATCTTCTTAACCTGCTCGGTGCTCATTTCGGTCAACAGGATCTGACCTGCTGCGCGCGTAACCTCGGACATGAAGCTATCCAGCTCGTCGATCTGTGCGCCCAATGCGGACATGCGGGCAGACTCAGCAATGCTGGTTTCGGTCGCCGTTGAGCCAGACACGCCACCAAACTGCGCTTCCTGGCTACCCACGACCAGCTGGATGTCGTCGAAGATTGTGTTCACTTCGTACAGGTTCGGATCAATACCGATCATCTTGACCGGCTGGATCAGGTCGCCGACCTTCTCGCCTGCGGCCATGCCCTGAATCTCGATGACGGCATTTGCCGGATGCGCCTTGAGCTTGTCCTTATCCTCGTCCTCCAGTCGGCCAGCCGGGCTGACATACTTCGGACGATTGGCGCGACGATGCTCGCGCAGCCCCTGGCGAGCACGGTTGTACTCGGCCTGCATCGGCGCGATCAGCTGCACGTCAGACGGCGGATAGATTTCGTCCTTGTGCTCAACTTCGTTGAACACCAAAGCAAAGATCGGCCAGAAGGAATCGACCTTGAGCTTCGGAGCCGCAGGTTCCATCAGAAAGTCCTTATGGCCCTCGGCGACAACATAAACAAGGCCAGATGGTTTGTCGTACACCTCATACACGCAAACCAATCCCTTCTGGGTTTCCTCGGTCGAAGTCTCAGCCAGCACGCCCATCTTGATGGTTGCGCTGTCCTGCTTGCGGCCCTTGGTGTCGTATGGGGTAAATTTCCCTTCTAAATCAACATCATAGATTTCCTTCACCTCGTTCGGGGTCAGGAACAGTTCGTGTGCGATCCAACGCGCGCCAACAAAACCACGCAGTTGGCGGCACATTGGGTCAACAACAATGGCGGTTGATTCCGGGAAGTCGAACAGCAAGCCCTCGCGAATAATCATTTCCGGCTCGTTCACCAGCGCCTTCAATGACAGCATCAGTTCTTCGATTTCCGGATCATCCTGGTTGATCTCGCCCTCGGCAGCCTCGGAGGCAATGCGACGCAAGTGATCGACCTGCGCGGTGATGTCGTTGATCTTCGCTGCGATCTCAGGATGGCGGTCCATTTCACGCTGGAAGCCCAGCTTCACATAGCCCGCAGAAGTCGTAATCACACGACGAACCAGGCTCTTCATCTGCGACTTGAAGCTCGGCTGGGATTCGTCCATGAAATAGCTGAACAGCGCTTCCAGGGTCATGCCCACGGCTTCGACCTTCCGGCGCTTGTCGGTGACTGCTTCGTATTCAGCAATCAGCATGTCTGCCTGCGGCGGGACCATTTGGCCGGCCATCATGGCCTGCGTTTTCAGCTGATACGCCTGAGCCAGTTTCTTCTCGTCGCCATCCCAATTCACAAAGTCCAGGCGGTTGCGACGCTTGGCCACAGCACGCGGATTCTTTGCGTACAGGGCTGCGGTGCGCTGCTGCACATGACGGTTAATCAGGTTTGCGGTGTAGCGATTGCCGTCCCACTCGCGATCGTCATAACCGTGCAGGGCCATATCCATGTCCCGACGCATCTGGTCAAACTTCTTCTTGTGGTGCGCCTTTGCCGCATTGACACGCGCAACCACGTCCGAAACGAGCTGCTGCCGGCGCTGGGTCGGCTCTTTATCCTCACACTCGCCGCCAGTTGCGACGATGATTTCCATTGATTCTTCCATCAGAAGCCTCCTGTCATACGTTCAAGTCGTTCCTGCCGCTCCCGGAATTTGCTGTCCATCTTTACCCAAGCAAGTGATCCGGTAGCAGGAAGCTCCTGCTTCGGCTTAGTTGCACCAGGCCCAGCCTGACGCCCCAATCCCAAACCAATCCAGGCAATCGTGTCCACAAAGTCGTCATGCCTGGCGTTCGGAAACTTCAACAGCTCGTCGATCGCTTTATGCGCCCAGGCCGGACCTTTGGGGAACTTCACCTTGCCCATCGCCATGCGGCCTTGAATCGACTGCGCGCGCTGTACCTTGTTTGCTACCGGGGTCACTTCCTCGATCGCGCAATAGGTATGCTCTTCAACCATGCGCTTACGCAAAAACGGCCCGATTGCCTTACTAATATGGCCCTTCTCTGCCCACCATAATAAAGGCTTCCACCGCTTCATCATACGCAGCATTGCGTTGACCACATGATCTGCGCTCTCTTGCTCCCACCAGCAATCCAGCAGGTAAATGTCGCCCATCGAATCGACGCCAACGACCAGCAAAACCGTGCTATCTGAGCGACGACGATCCTGGCCAATCGCGTGATCGCTTGCGGCGTAAATGCGCAAGTCGTCCGGCAAATTGCGCTTGTCGTACATAACGATGTAGTCACGCCGGAAAAAGTCGCCGTCCTCTGGTGTTGGACGCTGTTGGTAGAGCGCGGAAAAGCCTCTAGGGTCCAAGCGACGCTGCGCCTCCATGAATTCCATGTCAAAGCGCTCAGGCCAAAGCAGCTCGCCCTTCTTACGTCCAAGCGGATCGTCGTTTTCGGCAATCGCAGGCAGGTTGATAACCTTCCACTTCGACGCCTCTTCTTCGCTGTAATTCGGGTTGGTTGGATCAGTCAGGCGGCCAATCAAGTCGTCCTCGTTCCAGCGCGTGTGAACGATGATGACGCTGGCGGCGCTATTCATCAGACGAGTCATAGCTACTTGGGTGAACCATTCCCATAGCTTCTGCCGAACCGATGGGCTTCCCGCTTCTTCGGCGTCCTTGATCGGATCGTCGATGATGAGGAAATCCGCACCACGACCTGTGATTGATCCGCCACGACCCACAAACGCAGCCATGCCGCCTCGGTCTGCTTGAATGCGACCTTTCGACGCGCCGCCCTGGCGCAAGGCGAATTGCGGAAATGTCTGCTTAAACGATGGCGACTGGAGAATGTTGCGAACGTCCGCACCAAAGTCCTGCGCGAAATCTTCGTTATACGTTGCGAAGATGATGTTGCGATATGCGTCCTTCCCCATTAGCCAGGGAATGAAGCGACGTGAAATCAGCTCGGACTTACCATGTCGGGGTGGAAGCGTGACGATCAGACGCGGAATGTGGCCCTTCTCTACCTTCTCGAGCACCTTTGCCAATGCGCGATGGTGCTTTGAATCCTTAAACATCGACTGCTCGATGTCATCCGGCGCGTCCGGCGCAGGCATGGTGAACTTCACAAACTTCAAGAAGTCATCGCGCGACTCAATAGCACGATGCTGGCGCTTTGCAGCTGCCAGTTGTCTCTCTAATGCCTGTAGTTTTTTGTCCTTCTCACTCATGGATGCACACATTGCCTGCCGCACACCAGCGCGGCGCTTGATCCTCTTCTGCCTCGTTTAGAAAAAGCACAACTTCATAACCGGCACAGCCGGAAATACTGGCGACGACCACGCTGGCCAGCACAACGCGCAAGTACCGGGTCGCTCGATTCATCGCTTAACGGCGCTCGCGCCAACGTAAAAACTGAAAATCATAATGGCGACTTCTTTCGCCCACTCTGGGAATACCACGGCATCTTTAATCACCTGATACTCGACTTCGGTGCGCACGTTGTCCCAGAACAAGAACGACCAGCCCTTCTGCACTTCAACAGGTACGGCCACGCCAATGTCTGAAAGCCAGGGCGCGATCGCAGAGATCACAAAGATCATCGCCATAAATCCAAGCACAAGAACGCGGCGCGTCATGCTGCTGAACTTGTCGCCAACACGAACCTGAAACTCTTTGTTCGACAATTCAGAGCGCAGCTGCATCATTTCCTTGTCAAATGTCAGGCGCTCCATCATCAGCTTCTGCTCATCCGCCTTGAACTTCTGCGCATTCGCCATCAAGCCGGACACAATGCCGACACCGTTCGATGCCAGCGCCAGGATCGCTTCTATACCGAACATTTCTCACCTCGCAAGTCAGAGGAAACGCAGTTGTAGATGTACTGCAATGCCCTTACGGCCTTTTGCCGCTTTGCGTCGTCCAGCGTTAGCAGCAAGTCAATCGCTTCTGCCAGCGTGTCGAGCACTTCGCGCTTGCGGTCGTCATCCATCCTTCTCTTCCTTTTTGTTTCTGCCGTTCATATAGGCGTCTGCACCGAAAAACGCAGCAACAATCATCGAGGTGCTAACGTAATAAGTCGGCGCAATCGACCCAATAATTTCGCTTGCGCTGGAAAACCCGAGCGCTTCTGTTCCAAACACGAACAGCGGATAAAGCAGCATCCCAAACAAGGCAAACCAAACCATCTTTCTGATCTGGTCCCGCTTGGCGTCAGCGTCGGCAATTTCGCGACGCAGCTTGTCCGCGATGATCTCTGCATACTCTTGCCTGTCGATCACGCCGTCGCCATTCAAGTCTGCTAAATCAAAGTCGGTCATTGCGATAATCCATGAATTTGAGTGGGTCTTTCTCGAGATACCATTTGCGCGAAAGAAGCGTGCCTGTAAACACTCCAGCACAAAACACCACGACACCTGCGAGCATTGCTTCCAGCATTACTGCTCCGTGAGTGCGTTAGTCAGGGCATCCCTGATCTGTTTCTGGAGTCGTTCTTCCATCATCTTTTGGTTCTGTTCCACCATGGCGGTACGCTGGTCGAACCAGCGCTGGGCTTCTTTAACCATCGCGCGGTTCTCAGACTCAGTAGTGCGAATTCGCGCTTCCACTTCACCCAAAGCCTTTTCGACAGCGATGACATCAGAACGAAGGTCGGTCTTAATGTCCTTCGCATAACTCACTCCTTCATCAAGTTTGACCATCGCGTTGTCGATCTGGTGCTGGATCGTTTCTGGTTCCAGGTTTGCCAGCTTTTCCTTCATGTCCATGTAGTCTTTATAGACTTCAAAGCCGCCATACAGCGCGCCGATCAGAGAGCCTGCGGCCATGACGATGGCCATGCCTTTGCCGCCGCCAACCTTGAAACCACCGGGCAGCTCTATTTCCATTGCGATTCCACCATTCGTTTCCACTTCGCATCATCAACTAGCGCGCCACGCCATTCGCGCTCACGCAGCCCTCGGTCGGTCAATGCAATCTCTTTAGGCAGCTCAGGCTGGTCCAGCTGGATGTCCTCGAGCTGGACGCCTTGTGCGCTCATCACCAGCATCGCCAGGGCTTGCGCAACAGGGCTTGCTGGATCTCCCGCAATATCCTGGATTG